GGCGTGTAATCGTCGGCAAATGGATCCGGATACTGTATGCGTACATCGTGAAAGGCCTGCAGGCAAAGGATTTCTATCATGATTTAAAGCGGTCACATGCCGCGATCGACTGGATGGAGGCACATTGTTTCCACACAGAGGGAGATCTGGCACCAAGCCCTATCCGTTTTGAATTGTGGCAGAAGGCGGCGCTCTCATGTATCTATGGGATTGTCGATGCGTCCGGAAAAAGGCAGTTCAGAGAGGTGTTCTGGCTGTTCGGACGTAAGAACGGCAAGACGCTGATGGCATCCTGTAATGGTCGGTATATCTGGAAGACTGGAGGTTTCGGAGCCCGTGTGTTCAATGTGGCTCCTAAACTTGACCAGGCTGATCTTGTTTATAATTCAATCTGGCAGATGACAGTCTTGGATCCAGAATGGCAAGAAAAGGAAGCTAGGCGGAAAGAGCGTGACAGCAATCGGCGGAAGATTAACGAGGATGATCCGACGATGGAGCACCACCGGCAGACGGATCTATTTATTCCTGGCACGAACAGCACAGTGAAAAAGATCGCTTTCAATGCCAAGAAGTCGGACGGCTTCAACCCATCGCTCACGATCTGCGACGAGATTGCATCGTGGGAGGGCGACAAAGGCCTAAAGCAGTATGAGGTCATGAAGAGCGCAATGGGATCCAGATCCGAGCCTCTGTTATTGAGCTGTACCACATCCGGATACATTAATGACTCAATCTTTGACGAGCTGATGAAGAGATCAACTCGTTTTTTATTGGGAGAAAGCAAAGAGAAAAGACTGCTGCCGTTCCTGTACATGATCGACGATATTGACAAGTGGAACGACTTGAACGAACTGAAAAAGGCTAATCCGAATCTGGGGGTTTCGATTCCCTTTGACTACATGCTCGAAGAAATCGCAATCGCCGAGGGATCGCTATCTAAAAAAGCCGAGTTTATGTGCAAATACTGCAACATCAAGCAGAACAGCTCCATGGCATGGCTGAACAGCACCGACGTGATGAAGTGTGTCGGTGATGAGCTGAGCCTGGAAGACTTCCGTGGATGCTATTGCGTCGGCGGTATCGACTTGTCACGCACCACCGATCTGACCGCATGCGTGATCGTGATCGAGAAAGGCGGCGAGCTGTATGTCTTTCCTAAGTTCTTTTTACCGAAAGAGAAAGTCGAGGAGGCAACGGCGAGGGACAATGTCCCATACAAGATTTACATCCAGAGAGGACTCCTGCAGGAATCGGGGGAGAACTTTATCGACTACCGTGACTGTCTGCAGTGGTTCAAGGAACTGGTCGAGAAGTACGAGATCCTTCCGCTAAAGGTCGGATACGACAGATACAACAGCCAGTACTTGACGCAGGACATGAAGACCTACGGCTTCCAAATGGATGACGTTTATCAGGGCGAGAACTTGAGCCCGGTCATTGACGAGACCGAAGGAATGATCAAGGACGGGAAGATCCACATCGGCGGTAACGATCTGATGAAGATCCATTTGCTAGACAGCGCACTGAAAACAAATGCAGAGACACAACGCAAGAGGCTGATTAAAGTATCAGCTAATGTACATATCGACGGAACTGCCGCATTGTTGGATGCGATGACCGTCAGACAGAAGTGGTATTCCGAAATCGGAGACCAGCTAAGGAATGGGTGATAGAAATGGGACTTTTTGATTGGATTTTTAAAAAGCCGAATGTCGATGTCGCCGTTCACAATGACGGTTATTTCAAGACATTGACGGCTTACAGACCGCACTTTTCAACATGGCGCGGTGAGATTTACGAGTCTGAGCTTGTGCGCGCTGCAATCGACGCAAGAGCCAGACACATCAGCAAATTGAAAGTGGAGATTCAGGGAGCGGCAAGACCGACACTGCAGACAAAGCTGAAACTGAAGCCCAACAACTGGATGACATGGAGCCAGTTCATGTACAGAGTCAGCACGATCTTGGACATGCACAACACAGTGGTGATCGTGCCGGTCTATGACGAGCTGATGAACCCTGTCGGATATACGCCGATACTTCCGGAGCGTTGTGAGATCGTGGAAGTTGACGGCGTTCCTTATCTGCGCTATCGGTTCAAGGATGGAAGCTATGCAGCCGACTATCTGAAAGAATGTGCTGTGCTGACGAAGTTCCAGTATAAAAGCGATTTCTTCGGTGAGACAAACCACGCACTGGATCCGACCATGCAGATGATCCATCTGAACAACGAGGCAGTGGCTGAAGCTGTAAAGAATGGCGCTACATACAGGTTTATGGCCAGACTTAACAACTTCTCGAAAGCTGAGGACATAAAAAAGGAACGCCAGCGCTTCAACGAAACCAATTTCAAGGCAGAGGAAGGGAATGGTGGCTTGCTGTTATTTCCGAACACCTACGCAGACATCAAGCAGATCGAACAGGATGCTTACACAGTTCCGGAGGCGGAGCTGAATGAGATCCGCACCAATGTCTATAACTACTTTGCGGTGAACGAGGACATCTTGCAGAGCCGTGCTTATGGTGATGCCTGGTCTGCTTTCTACGAGTCAGTTGTGGAGCCGTTTGCGATCCAGTTCTCGGAAACAATGACACAGGCGCTTTTCTCCGATCGAGAGAGGGCACAGGGATCCCTGCTGATGGCGACATCGAACCGTCTGCAGTACATGACCACACAGGAAAAGCTGAACGTGTCCTCGCAGATGGCAGACCGTGGAATCATGAACAGAGACGAGGTGCGTGACATCTGGAACCTTCCGCCATTACCGGACGGACAGGGGCAGATATACACAATCCGAGGCGAATATATGGCTATTAACGAAGACGGATCCTTCACAAGGGAAGGCACCGACCAGACAGGAGGAGATACAAATGCCGATCAAGGACAATAGAGAGTACAGAAACATCGGAGCTTTCAATGCTACAGGTGATTATCTGGTTGAAGGCTATGCTTCGACATTTGAGCCGTACGAGATGATGGAAATCGACGGAGTCAAATATTACGAACAGATAGACAGCCACGCATTTGATGAGGCGGATATGACAGATGTGGTCTTTCTCAGAGACCACACAGGGCGCGTTTTAGCGCGCACAAAAAACAATTCGGTGGAATTGTCAATCGACGATCACGGATTGCATCAGCGCACGAATCTGGGGCTCACAGAAGCATCCAGGCAAATGCACGAGGACATCGCAGTAGGCAACTACAGTCAGATGTCTTTTTCTTTTATTGTTGCCGAAGACCATTTCGATCGGGAAACACGGACGCGTGTGATTGATCGAGTAGGGAAGGTCTTTGACATATCAGCAGTCAGCTTCCCGGCAAACCCGGGAACAGACATCGGCATCTCAATGCGCGACTATTTCAACGGAGAGATTGAAATGGAGAAGGCGGAGCGACTGGAAGCGGAGAAGAGAGCCAGAGAGATCGAAAAGCTGAAGCTGAGACTCAAACTGTTGGAGGTAAAAAAACATGGAAATTAAAGAGATGACCATGGAACAGGTCGAAGCGAGACTCGCAGAGATCAAAACAGAGATCGACGGCGAAGGCGCAGATATTGAAGCACTCAGCGCCGAAGTCGATGCTCTGGAAGAAAGACAGTCCGCTATCAGAGCAGAGGCGGCAGAAAAAAGAAGTCTGCTCGATAAGGTCGCAAATATGAAGACCACACCGATCGACAAGATCGAAGAAAGGAAGACAGAAATGGCTGACAAAGAGTTTAGAAATTCACCGGCATATATCGAAAAGTATGCTGAATGGTTCAAAGATCAGGACAATGCAGAAAAGAGAACTGCTCTCCTGACCGAAAATGTCGACGGCACTATTGCCGTTCCGGATCTGGTTTATGACGAGATCAAAACAGCATGGAACGCTGACGAAATCATGCGCGATGTCGAGACTCTCGAAGTTCGTGGCAACCTCAAAGTCAACTTTGAAATCTCCGGATCCGATGCAGTCAAGCACGAAGAAGGCTCCGGTGCAGTTGATGAGCAGACACTGACAGAGGGCATCGCTACACTCGTTCCTGCATACTTCAAGAAGTGGAAGTCCTTCTCCGATGAAGTATACTCCATGAGAGGCGAAGCATTCCTCCGTTACATCTACAGAGAGCTCACACACTACATCACTAAGGCTATGGCTGACGACCTGGTTGACCAGATTGCTCAGCTCCCTCAGACAGCAACATCTGCACTCCCTGCAGCTGCTAAGATCACAGCAGCGCCTGCAGTCGGCACAGTTGCCGAAGCTATGGGTCACCTCGCAGACGAAGCAGGACAGCCTGTTGTAATCATGAACAAGCTGACATGGGCAGCATTCAAGGCTGCACAGTATGAAGCAAATTATGCTGTCGATCCGTTCGAAGGCCTTGATGTTCGCTACAGTTCCAAGTTGCCGGCATACTCTGCTGCAACATCCGGAAAGGTTTACATGATTGTCGGCGATCTCAGACACGGCGCACTGGCTAACATGCCTAACGGCACAGACATCGAGTTCACATTCGACAATCTGACACGCAAGAAGGAAGACCTCGTCGAAGTACTCGGCAAGATCTACGCTGCAGTAGCTCCAGTTGCTTGCGGTTCCTTCACTCTCGTAGCAAAGGCTTAATTAATCCAGGGCGGGCTTAGGCTCGCCCGTTTAATTGAAACAGGAGGCAGAATATGAGCGAAATCAATGCGGAAGAGATGCAGAAAGCACTGGAAAAAGTAAGAGTGGCCATGAGGCGAGCCGGTGTGAGTGTCGGGCTTGACGAAGAAATCAAGGATCTGATTGAGACATGCATGGCCGATCTGGGGATTGCAGGTGTGAACGGCACGCAAGCAATCATCACCGATCCGCTGATCAGGCTTGCATATATCACATTCTGCAAACTCCACGACGGCGAGTCGGACGAATACGAACGCTTAAAGCGTTCTTATGACGAGCAGAAGGCTCAGCTGTCCATGTCC